CGGATCGGTTGGCGTCGGCGCTGGAGCGCTGGCGGCGGGCGCGGTTGGTGGCGCCGGTGGACCTTGCGCCGGGTTGCGCGTACGGTTTGGTCACCCGTGAGTCTCTGGGTGACCTGGCGAACGAGGTCAAGCGGCTCAATGACTCTATCACGAATACAAACAGGTTGCTGGTAGGGCTGCTCGTGTCTGTTCTCCTGGCGGCTATTGGGGTAGCTCTGCGTGGGGTCTTTGGTTAAAGATGCCTTACTCGCTGTTCTGGCTGATGTGGGGCGGTTTGCAAAGGTTGGGTTGGGGATTGAGTTACGTGGGTACCAGCTCGCGCCTATCCGGGCGATTGCGGATAGCGTCATTCGTCAGAAATCAGGAGTCTTCGTTGTCATGTTCAGTCGGCAGGCGGGCAAGAACGAGATGTCGGCCTGTCTGGAGGCGTACCTTCTGATGTTGTTTCAGCGTGTCGGCGGTCAGATTGTCAAGGGTGCGCCTACGGGGGATCAGGCGGACATCTCCCGGGAGCGGCTTCTGCGCTATCGGGGCCGGCGTTGGATGTGGGCCATGCGTCCTGGTGATGATGTGGTGCGCTTTGGCAATGCCTCTGTCGAGTTTCTGAGCGCGAATCCGGAGGCCAACGTGGTTGGGCATACGGCGTCGCTGCTGCTGGAGTGTGACGAGGCTCAGGATGTAGATGAAGCGAAATGGGTGAAAAGCTTCCTACCGATGGCGGCTAGTACAGCGGCGACGACTGTCTACTATGGCACGGCCTGGCTGAAGTCGGATCTTTTGGGTCGGATGCGGCGTGTGGTGGGGTGTCGTCCGTTTATTGTGCCTTGGTCGGATGTTGCTGCTGAGGTTCCTGCCTATCGTCGTTATGTCGAAGGTCAAAGGGCTGTACTGGGGGCTGACCATCCCCTTTTCCTTTCGCAATATGAGCTTAGGGAGGTGGACGCTCAGGTCGGCATGATCCCGGCTGATGTGCGTTTGCTGATGCGGGGTCAGCATCCTCGACTTGAGTGTCCGTCGAGTGGTGAGCGTTACTACATGACGATTGACATTGGCGGGGAGGCGACGGAAGGTCAGAACGTGGCCGCGCATGACGCGACGGTGGCGACGGTCTTTCGTCGGCGCTGGACCTCCGCGGGCAATGTGTGGGAGGTTGTTCATCGTCACGTGGCTGTGGGGGTCAAGGCGGAGGCGGTCTCGCTGCGGATGATGGAGATCTGGCATCCGGTCCAGGTCGTGGTGGACGCGACGGGGATCGGGGCCGGTGTGGCGAGTCAAGTGGCTGTAGTGTATCGAGAGGCTGTCCTGCCGTTCGTCTTCGGGCCGGCGTCGAAGTCGCAGTTGGGGTGGGACTTCATCGGCCTGTGCCGGCAGGGGCGGTTCGTGGACCATGTGCTGGATGGTTCATCTGAGCAGGCCATGTTCTGGTCGCAGGTGGGGAAGGCGCAGCTTGAGGTGCGTCCTGGGCCTGGCCGGCTGTGCTCGTGGGGTGTGCCGGCGTGTGAAGGCCATGATGATGTGTTGGTCTCGGCGGCTCTGGTCGCGGAGTTGGAGCGAGTGGTCGTGTCCCCCTATCAGGAGAGTGGGCGTGTCGAAGCTGTGGATGTACTTGCGGAAATGGACCGCGGTGGTTTCTGAGTGGTTGCTTCGCGACGATACGCCCTGGTGGTTTTGGGCATACGAGGCGGGTTTGTTTGCCTGGCTGGTGTATCTGAAGCTGGCGGGCTTGGACTGATTCGATTTGCATCGTACCCTACGAGGTCTATAGTCTGTGGTGTAAGGGCTAAACCTGGTGACTCTTAATCATTAGGTTACAGGTTCGATTCCTGTGCGGCTCACTGGCATACTGTTGGCAGTATGGGTGACGCTCCCTTATACTACAGGTAGTATACTCTGTAGGAAGGGGGTGTTTTTTTGTGGTCGTACAAGCTAAATTAAACCAGGTGATTCGGTTGGCTCCTCGGTCGTTGTTGAACGCGGACATTGGTGCGTTCGTCATTGATCGCCAGGCGCGCGGTCTGTCCCCATGTACGGTGCTTTTCTATCGGAAAGAGTTAGGCTTCCTCGCTGAGTTCCTCCAGTCTTGCGGTCGGTCTGATGTCCAATCAGTGATGGCTGATGATCTGCGGCGTTATCTCCTATCCCTCAGCTCGCGCAACCCGGGTGGTGTCCATGCGGCGTATCGGGCTATGCGGGCGTTTTTTCGCTGGTATGAGGATGAAGTGGAGATTCAGAACTGGCGCAATCCCATCGCGAAAGTGAAAGCTCCGCGGGTTAATGTGGAGTCGTTGGACCCGGTCTCGCTGGATGACGTGCGGGCGATGCTGATCCAGTGCCCACGCTCGTTGTGTGGCGATCGGGACCGGGCAATCCTGCTGTGTCTGTTGGATACAGGGTGTCGGGCGGCTGAGTTTGTGGCGCTCGACGTGGGTGACGTCAATCTGGCGTCTGGTCAGGTGGTGGTGCGGGCGGGTAAAGGTGGCAAGTCTCGGACGGTGTTTCTTGGGGCGAAGTCTCGGCGGGAGCTTAATCGCTATCTGCGACGGCGGCGGGTTAAACTAGGTGATTCGCTCTGGCTGTCGCAAGATGGCACGCGCTTGACTTATGCCGGCCTGCGTGAGGTAGTACGTCGGTTGGCCCGGGCGGCTGACATTCCGTGTCCGTCGCTGCACTCGTTCCGGCGGGCGTTCGCTATCGGTTGTCTGCGCAACGGTGTGGACCTGGTCAGTCTGCAACGGCTGATGGGCCATGCCGATCTGACGGTTTTGCGTCGCTACCTGGCCCAGGTAGCAGATGACCTGGGCGTGGCTCATGCGAAGGGCTCGCCAGTAGACAATATGCTGTGAGGTGAGGTGTGGCTGATGATGAGGCGTTGGTGATGGTTGTGTACGAGGAGTGGCGGGTTGCGCCTCCACGAGGGGTGCTTGGGCCATGTACGCGGTGTCTGGCGTTGGACGGGCAGTTTTTTCGGCGGGGGTTTGGTCCGCGGCCTCCACTTCATCCGCACTGTCACTGTCGGCGTGAGGTGCATCACGTGGAGTGGGTGCCGGTTAGTCAGTATGTGATGGGGGGTGGATATGGGTTTGCGGGATAGGGTTCTCGATCGGTTCTTCGGTGATTTGGTTGAGCGGCGGGTGCAAAACGCTGTCAAGGTCATTGACGATAGCTGGTGGTCGCAGATCGGTGGCGCGGTTGGGCCGCATGACCGGAATTGGGGCGACATGCAGGAGTCCTTGTCTGATTCGCTGGAGGCCTGGCGTACGAACCCCCTGGCGCGGCGCATCGTAGCTCTGACGACTGACTACGTGGTGGGAGATGGCTTGCTGGTAAAGTCGGAGCGGTCGGAGGTTCAAGCCTTTATTGATGCGTTCTGGTCGCATCCGTTCAACAAGTTGGCCGGGCGGTTGTATGCGTGGTGTGACGAGTTGTCCCGGTCCGGTGAGATCTTCGTGGTGGTCTCCACGAATCCTGGGGATGGGATGTCTTATGTGCGGTCAATCCCGGCTTCTCGTGTTGATCGGATCGAGACGAGTGCTGATGACCTTGAGCAGGAGCTTCGGTATCATGAGCTTCTGGAGGAGAATGTGGAGGGGCGGTGGTGGCCAGGGGTGGTCTTGCCTCTGCTTGAGTTTGAGCCGTTTGTGCTCCACTACGCGGTGAACCGTCCTATAGGGGCGATCCGGGGGGAGGGGGATCTGGGGGCCATTCTGACCTGGCTGCGTCGTTATCGGGAGTGGCTGGAGGACCGGGTGCGGGTCAACCGGTTGCGTAACTCGTTTGTCTGGCACGTCAGGATGTCAAATGCTCAGCCTGGTGATGTGGAGCGGAAGCGCAAGCAGTATGCGACGACGCCTAGCCCGGGGAGTATGATCGTTACGGATGAGAATGAGGAATGGGAGGCGCTGTCTGCGTCGCTACAGTCGTCGGACGCGGAGGCAGACGGGAAGGCGCTGCGGCTGATGGTCGCGGCCGGGGCCGGCATCCCGTTGCATTTTCTGAGTGAGGGGGAGTCGGCGACGAAGGCGACGGCGGCCGAGATGGGAGGTCCGACGTTCAGGCATTACAAGCATCGTCAGCTGGCGTTCGCGGACATGCTCATGGACCTGGTCACGGTGTGCGCCCGTCAGTACGGTCTGGTGGGTGACCTGAAATTGTCTGTGACGTTGCCTGACCTGAGCCGTGAGGACAACTTACAGTTGGCCCAGGCCATGCGGGAGGTTGGGGAAGCGTTGGGAATTATGGTTGACCGGGAGTGGATTGACGGCGAGGCGGCAAAGAGGTTGGCGGTGAAGTTCTGTGGGGAGGTGGGGTAGATGGGAGAGAGTGAGGTCCTTGTCCGGCTGGCCGGGGAGCTTCAGCCGGAGTCGGTCGGGCGGGAGTTTCTGGTGACGGTCATTCGGCCGGGAGTGGCGAATGGGCTGGAGTACACGGTACAGGCGTTGGAGGCCTGTGCGGAGAAGTTCAATCTGGCTACGGTGTTCTGCAATCATCCGGATGCTCTGGACCTGACCCGGGCTGGAGAGCGAAGGATAGAGGACATCGCCGGTGTCCTGTGGAACGCCCGGTATGGAGTTGGTGGTGTCCGGGCGGTGCTGACTTGTCGCGGTCCCAAGGCGGATCTGGTGCGAGCCCTGGCCAGCCAGATCATCCGGGACCGTGAGGCCGGCGAGCCGGTGCCTAATGTGGGACTGAGCGCGGACATGTTTGTCCGGCTGGCGTCGGATGGCAAGACGGTGGAGGAGATCTCGCGGGTCGTCTCGGTGGACGTGGTGTTCAATCCGGCGGCCGGCGGCAATTTTGAACGGGTGTTGAACGTTGGAACGTTGGAGCGTTCGAACGTTCAAACGAAGAAAGAAGGAGGTAGCAAAGTGAGTGAAGGTCAAAGTGGTGTGGTTGGTGGTGGTGTTGGATTGGGAGGCGCTGGTCAGGGTTCGGCTGGCGTTGTGGCGGAAGGGGCTGCGGCGATCGCTGACGTGCGAGCCACGCTGGCCGAGCTCAAGGCGGCGCGAGAGCAGGCCGAGAAGCTGGCGCAGGAGCAACTGCGGGCTTCGTGTGCCGGACTGCTAGAGGCCAGTCTGCAGGCGTCGAAGCTCCCGGAGGCTATGAAAGATGAGGTCCGGGAGGCGTTCAAGGGTCGGGTCTTCACGGCGGAAGAGCTCAAGGGGGCGCTGGATCGCAAGGAGCAGGTGTATGCCCGGCTGGTGGAGACTTCGGTCATCCGGGGGATGGGCTACCAGGGCCCGGTCGTGCGGGGCATGAAAGACAGTCTGGACCGCATCCAGGCGGCGGCGAACATGCTGTTGGGCGTTCCCGTGCCAGACAACCTGAAGGACACCCCAAGGCTGTCGGGCATTCGTGAGCTGTACATCATGCTGACTGGGGACTGGGACTTCTACGGCAAGTTCTTCCCGGACCGGGTGCAGCTGGCGAACATCAGTACGTCGACTATGACGAGCGTGGTTAAGAACGCCATGAACGTAGCCTTGATCGAGTCGTTCAACCTGCAGCCTCAGTGGTGGAAGCCCATCGCCCATGAAGAAGACTTTGGGACGATTGATCAGGTGACCTGGGTGACGTTGGGTGGCTTCGGGGATCTCCCCACTGTCAGTGAGGGGGCGGCCTACACGGAGCTCTCCTTTGCGGACAATGAGGAGACGGCTTCGTTCGTGAAGAAGGGCGGCTATGTGGGCCTCACCCTGGAGATGATCGACCGGGATCGGGTGGCGGCGGTGCGGGCGATCCCGCGCAAGATCGGGCTGGCGGCCTGGCGGACGTTGTCTACTCTGGTGTCCAATCTGTTCACGGATAACTCGGGGGTTGGGCCTACGCTGAGTGACAGCATCGCCCTGTTCCACACCAGCCACGGCAACCTGGCCACGGCGGCGCTCAGCTACACGTCCTGGGACGCCTGTGTGCAGGCCGTGTACCAGCAGGCGGAGCAGAACAGTGCCAAGCCGATTGGCATTCGTCCGGCCTACTGTCTGGTGCCCATTGAGCTGGAGAACACGGCCTTGACCCTGTTCTTGTCGGAGCTCCTGCCGGGGAGTGCGAACAACGACAAGAACGTGCGGATGATGCCCCAGGACCGGGTCATCACGGTGCCGGAGTGGACGGACTCCAACAACTGGGCGGCGGCCGCGGACCCGAACCTGCTGGCCGGGGTGTGTATCGGCTACCGCTTCGGACGGGTGCCGGAGATCTTCGTGGCCGACGATGCCCTGACCGGCTCGATGTTCACGAACGATGAGATGCGGATCAAGGCTCGGTTCACTGTGGCGGTGGGTATCGGGGATTACCGGGCGCTGTACAAGTCGAACGTGCCCTGAGATTAACCGCCGAGAACACGGAGGACGCGGACGGTCTTTGACCGTTTCTCTGTCTTTTCTCTGCGGTGGGGTTGTTCTGTAACGTACCATGCAAACGGAGGTGAGTATGAATCCTGATGGGGCGTTGGTGGGTTTCCTGCGGACGCTGGCTGGCCCTGGGCTGAATGCGGTGGTTGGGGCGGTCCTGTCCCTGATCCTGGAGTTCTGGCCGGCGTATGGGGCGACCTCGCCGCGGGTGAAGCGGTTTGTGGCTATGGGCCTGTGTTTGGTGCTGCCGGTCGTGGCGACTGTGGCCCTGGCCATGGGTCTGGGGAGTGTCCCCACGGCAGATGATGTGTTCCTGGCTTTGCAAGCGGGTTTCACGGCGTTCTTTGCGGGCCAGGGGGTGCATGGGTTGATGTTGAGGGGATCGGGGACGATTAACCGCTGAGAACGCAGAGATTCTTCACTGCGTTCAGAATGACAGGGGGATTCTTCACTGCGTTCAGAATGACAGGGGGATTCTTCACTGCGTTCAGAATGAC